GTATAATTAAGCGGCGTGCCGGTTCCGTCCTCGATCAAAATCGTAGAATCTCTATGGTTTTTAAGAATTGTAGACTCGGCCACGGTGGCCCCCTTTTAGTTAAGCTAATGCTAAATCGTGTTGAATTGAGAATTGAAGAGTAAATAACAACCATTCGCCGCCTGAAAGAATTTCGCGATCGCTTCCAGAATATAAGACCCGCAGATCGTTTTGCCACGATCCAGACTGATCCATTAAAGAGCGAATAATTAAAACCTCATTGTCGAGGGCTTCGCTGTAGCGCGTGTGCTGCCCCTTTGGCGGTAGACGGCGAAGAAAGCGGACGGTGACCCCGTGCTCGATTCGAGCCCGACCCGCTGCCTTATCGCGAAACAGGCCAGCGTTAGAGGTATCTAAATCAATAGAGAAGCGTTTATCGGCTAAAGAATTCGGATCGTTGTCCGGCCGCATAGGGCGCAAAGACAATTTAAAACCCGTTACCGTCTCGACTTGCGTTTTAATCCGGGTGTGCAGCGTTGAAAAACTAATGTCACTCACCGCGAACCGCCAAGCCAGATCACCGCGTGCGGGGTGTCTTTGGTCGTGCCGTCGTCGTCGGCTTCGCCGTCGTTGTCATAGTCGTAACTAAAGCGCAACTCGCCCCAAGCATCCTCGAAGGATTTGCGGTATTGCTCGGCAAGCTCGAGGTAACGGCCATCGCCGGCGCTACTTGAAAAATCAAGGAAGATCAATTGTAGCGTGTGAAATAAATGCGACCGACGAAGGGCGCCGGGTTCCATAACCAGAAAAGGCAAAGAGCCGCGGGCCGCGAGGCGATCGAGTATGTCTTGCCATGCTTCGTCTAAGAAGTCTTGATAACTCGCCGATCCCGCGTCGCGTAAATCGTCAAGATCCGTGTGCCGGCGCTTTAAGTCAATGTCGGAGATCACCGGGTAAAGTCGTCGCCTCACGAGCCCCGAATCTATTCTAAAAATATGCGTCACAGTGTCGGGCATTGTCAGCGACCACTCGATCCGCCATCCTAAACCTAATTCTTCGGCGGAGGTGTCCAGCGCCACTAAACCAAACTCCGCGATCGATCCGGCTATCGTCACCGTCTGCGCGTCAATGACTGCCACACCGGCGGAATTGAAAACCGAAACCGTGCCCGAAGTCGGAGCCGCTAAAGCCCCGTCCCGATAAACTGCGCATTTGACCTTTTGAGCACGACCGCGCTCGAGCCAATCGGAAGCCAAGCGGGCAGAATAAAGGGTTTCGGAGGTGCTCATTTACGATCCGTTTTCTTCATTGCTTTGGCCGACATTTTTTGAGCTTGCTCAAAGGTGAGGTTCCCACCGTTCGTTTTTGCGCTTTGGTGGATCTTTTCCGCAAGTCGGATCGAAGCCGCCCTTTTATCGTTCGGCTTACTCACTTTTGGCCTTCGTGGCTTTGGCCTTTTTCGCTGGCTTTGGAGGGGCGAACATTTTATCGGTTGCCGCTTTCATGCCGTCAAGGCGTCGGAGGTTCTCCGCGTGGCGAGCCGCTACCGCTGGAATATGAACGTTTCCCGAATCGCGCTCGATGCTTTGAAGGTGCGTTTCGCCCATGATTTCTAAAACGTCGCGATCGGGGAAAGCGACCAGATTGTTTTTTATCAAATGGCGACAAAAGGCCCATAGGCCCTCCTGATCAGATTTAAGAATCGTGCGGTTGCCTACTTGCTTCGGAATAGCCCAGCGTTCTAAAAACACCGGGCCGCGGCGCCCTTGATACTTCCAACAATAGCCGCCCTCTATGGCGTCATAAGGAATAATATTAAAGCCGCGATCGGCAAGCCTTACACGGGCCGCCCTGTCGTCGGGCTGTGGATTCTTGCCCCTTGTTTGCCGGACGCCATTAACTCCGGGCGTCAAACGAAAACACTTTAATTGTGGCATCCATTCGAAGCCGGCTTTCGTTTCCACCAGGTGCCAAGAATCGGCGTGATGAATATAATAAAACCGGCTTGCTGGCTTCAAATTCAAAATTTGCGCCCGCGCTTGCTCCATTGACCCCGCGGCCGTGGCCCCGGTGGCGTGTGCTGAAGCTGAATTTTCAGGCTGAAAAGTATAGGACATAATAAAAGTTCTCCGTTTTATTGTAGGTGAAAGGGGAAGCCCAGACGGGGACGGACGGAGAACGTAACCGGCCCCGCCCGGACCCCCCTAAGGGTTTAGAGATCCGTGATGATTTGAACGCAGCGATCGTCTTCTAAGAGACTTACACCGGCGTAGGCATGACCGACCACTTCGGTCAAGGCAGCCGAAGCGTCCCGTTGGAACTCGACCACTACAGGCGTCCCGGCGGCGCGGACTTCGCCACCAGCGCCGGCCAGTGGGCGCGGGGTACCGATCGCATAGCCGATAGCATTTTGCCCCCACATCCCGCCGACGGTATCGGCGCCGGCGTTTGCCGTGTTCAGATCGGAAGAGGTGTAGACGTTGACGCCAAGAATATTACCAGCAAATCCAGGCCCGAAGACTTCCATGCTCTTTTGAATGTCGCCGCGCTCTTGCATGGCGTTATTTTCGCTGCGCAAACTTTGACGGAGATCCGCCAATTGTTGCGCGGAGATCATGGCCCAAAATGGACCCGGTACGCTTGCAATTTCTAATGCGGCCATGGCCTCGAGCCAATTGTCAACGCTCAAATTTACCGTGGTGGCACCGACGAAAGCGGTAGCACTGTCGATAGCATCACCTACAAGGGCGTTAAAATACTGCTCGAACGATCCGACCATGCTTTGCGCAAGGCGGAAGGGATCGACGTCAGCACCGGGGACGCCGGTCAAGTTTGCAAGGTCGCCAATGTCATAACGCAAGCCCGCGCGAACCACAGCGATATCGGCGGAGGCGTCAGTTAATGCCGTTTCGGCCATGTCGGTGTTTTCCGCTGCGGTAGCCGCGAAGGAGTTAAAGCCGTCGAGTCCTGCATAGCGAACGCGGAGGGTATCGGAACCAGCCCCGGCGACGTCGCCCATGAAGTCGATAGCGCCAGAGGTCCGCATGGACATTTGATCGGTTAAAAGTGCGTGGATCTCGCGCTCGATGATTGCTGCGAGACGAAGATCAGTCTCAAGGGAAGAATGAAGAATAGCCATTTTGATAAATCCTGAAAAGATAAAGGTTTTTTAGGGCCTTTTCGCTGTTTCAGGTGCTACCTTTTGGCCGGGTTTTGTAATGTAAAAGCCCCGGCCGTTTCCGCTTACGCTGTTAACAGGTGCTACCTTAGGCGGTTGTCGAGTAACCGAAGCTTAAACGGTCCTGCTCCGGTTGTCAACGCCGGCCCGAATACTCGGCCTTTAGGCGCTCTCTAACCTGGCTCCAATTCTCCGCCGTAGCTCCGCGGATATCGTCGGCGCTCAACGTGCGATTAGGCGGAGGCGTTGTTTTCGTTCCAGTATCGGCCGGCGGGGGCGGTTGCGGCGCGGATTTTGGAGCGTCCGCAATTGGAGCGCTGTTTTTGACTTCTCCGGGTAGATACGCCTTTAACGCAGCCGGGGCGTTTTCAGCGGTTAGACCGTTCAGCCATTCCCCGAAAGGCGGGCGGCCTTCGGCCGGCGTGCGCTCATATTGCCACGCGAAAAGCTCGCGAAGCTCGGCATCTTTAACGCCTGCCTCTAAAAGTGATCGCTCGGTTCCCCATTTGCTCGCCGCGGTTTCGTGCGCGGCTTCCATTTCTTCGGCTTTCGTTTTCCACGCCTGCCCCGAATCAGCAAGAGGGCGAAGCCCTTCTAATTCCTTTTCAAGCTCAGTGATTCGATCCAAAGCTTCACCACGGGCGGCGCTTAATTTCTGGATCCTTTCGTCCACCCAAGCCGGGGCTTTTTCGGTGGCGTCAGGTGCTGGGGTCGTTTCGTTCGTTTCGGACATTTGTCGTTCTCCTTAAACAGTGCCAAATCGGGAATTAATAGCGCGTATTTCGTCTAATGCTGTAGCCGCGGCTTCGCGCGAAGTGCCGGGATTCAGGTGTTGATAGGCTGAGATCTTATCCATAAGACCGGCTTCGATTAATTCTAATGCGTTTTCACGATCCGCCTTCATTTCGTCGGCGCTCTTCGGCACTGATTCAAATCGGATCGAATAGCCCGACTCCGGCAAGCTTAAGCCTTCGGCGGAGTTTAGCAGAACGGCGGAGACTTCGATTAACTCGAGCATACCCCGGCGGAAAGTACCTTCGTATCGCCTTTGCGCTTCGCGCTTTGCGCTATTGGTGACGCTCAAGGCATAACCACTTCGCGCGGTTCCGCTGGCTTGACGTTGCAAATCGGACGCCGAAAGACCCGACCAAGCCGCGACTCGGTGTTCGTATTGCATGATCGACGTTAACATCGTGTCGATATCCGCGGCCGGGTTGAATTGCCCTACCATCGGCTGCCCTTCGCTATCGTTTTCGAAAAGCAAAAGGCTTGTAGGATCGACGGGTACGCGAGCCCTTCGGCCGGCCCCTTCCATGTCTAAGACCTCGGCGCCAGGGATTCGGACCCCGACCGCGTACCGTTGCGGCCATGATGCTTGGCGGGCTGAATGCGTAAAGAAGGACATAAGCAAAGCCGCGCTTAAAGAGCCCTCCACGACTTCGCGCCATGCAAACGAATCCCACAATTTGCCCGTGCTCTCCGCATGGAAAAGGACATAGGGCAAAACAGGCGTCCCGGTTTCGTCGTTCTTGCGGTACGGGTAAAAGTCGCCAGAGAGATCGCGGCCCAAGTAAAGCTTCGTCAAGTCTGCGCCGTGGCCGGTCGTTGTCGCCTCCACAACCTGATAGATCGGGGCTTTCGGATCGGATACGTCTAAAACGTCATAGGTCCAAATTGGGGCGCCAGTCTTCGGATGCTCGCGAAGCCTCAATTCTTCAACGCGAACGGGGCGATCGGGATCTTCGGGCAATGCCCGCGCTATGATATTAGACGGGGCAACCGGGCGATAACGCAAGCCAAAACGCGGATCGTAATTCACACGCATGGCATATTCTCGCATGCCTAAAACGTCCGCCTGAAATCGCGTCATCATAGGCCACAGGCCGGCCTTCGCTATGGCGCCTCCAGGGGCCACCAATGGCGCGGCGCCGTCAGGATGAAAAAGCGTAGGTTGCCGATCGAACAGGCAAGCCAATTGCGAAGTAATCGATTTAAAAACATTTGAACTAAGATCAACCCCGCCCCAAGCCGCCTGTCGTTGCGGATCAAGGTACTGGCCGATCTTCTTTTTTAAGTCTTGCTCCCAAAGCCCTAAAAGCATCCTTTCGCGAAGGCCTGAGTGCTCCCAGCGCGTTGCGTCGCCGGCGTCGGCCGGAAGGGGTCTAACTGGAATTGGTTTGCTCATTTGTCGGCCTTTTTGGTTACTTGCTTCTTAGCCTTTTTTGCCGGCTTTGGCGCGGCGCCGTCAAGGCTTAGGTTTTTAAGCTCGCAATTTGAAACGTCGCCGTCAATATGGATCAGGCGCTCACCGTCATTTAAAGGGCCGTGCGTTTTGAACCAAACGAATTCCGCAAGATTAACGATCCCCTTGCCCCGGCCGGCGTTTGCCCAGCCCCAATAACAGCCGGAACGGCCCAAAACGAATTCCGCGCCTTCGAAAGTTTTCTTAAAATGTCCAATTTTCCGCGGCATATTGCCCCCTTAGTATATTTTCACGCTTGAAGGATTATAGGCCCTTTGCATCATTTCAACAACGCCATAACGTAAAGCGTCGACGGCGTGCTTTTCTTCACAATCGGCGGCTTGTGAGCCGTTCCAGTTTTGCAAGCTTTCGATCGTTTTCTTACATCGCGGACGAATACAAAAATCACCGCGGAGCATTGCCGAGTGCAAAACCCTTGCGCCGTACCAAACCGAGCCGCGTCCTTTTTTGGCGGTTCGAATCTTAAACGGTAGCCGATTAATTCCAACGCGAAGCGATCGCTCGAAGGCGTTTTCTAAAAGCCGGTTTGATTTGCGCCCGCCCCATCGGCGCCCGCCGTGATCGATATCGCCGGTCCATCGGTCGACGTGCTCGATCGTCATCTTATTGCGCTCGAGCATTCGCAAAATCGATCGCGCGTCCTCTTCGGGCGTTGTCGATTCGTCCGCCCATGCTTCATCCAAAACCCAAACCTTCGATCCTTTTTCGCCCTGCCCGACTGCCAAAAGTAGCGCCACTTGGGATCCAGCCCCGGAGCCGTGATCTAAACCAATGGCGATCAAGGTCTCGCCTATCGGCACTTCGTCGCGAACGCATGAATCGTCAAAGCCTTTAAAGACCCGCTCGCGAAGGTACCCCGCCCAAGATCCGTGTATTCTTTGCGGCACTTCGAAAGGTAAGTACATTTTCTCGATCTCGGCGATTTGCTCCGCGGTGTACCAAGGGCAATTCTCAGGCGTCAGGGAAAAGCGATAGTCCGCGATCTCTCCGGCTTCGCATTTTTGCTGTAACCATCCACACGGGCGCCCTATTGGCGTCATGGTCAACCATAAAGATCCGCGCTTCGCCATGATTCGTGCGCAAAGCTCCGACCACAATTCGATCGGTGGCGGTTCGTCGATCCAAACGCCGTCAAGAGTCGCCGAGGCATTCGCAAGGGCGCCTTGTTTTGTGGTGTAAATCTCGCAGAAAGATCCATTAGTTAAACGGAATTGATGGTACATAAACCCGCGATCAGGGTGGTATTTAGTCTCCGGGTGCAAAAGCTCCTTCGGCATAAGCTCCCAAATCTTGCGCGATACCGTGCGCGACTGATCCCACGAATAGGTAATTACCCGAAAGTGACCGCCGGCCGGGGATACCTTTTGGTAGGGGTGAGCGCCGATCATTCGATAGATCAATTCGGCCGCGCCGGCCATTGTTTTGCCGGCCTGATTCGGCCCTCGAAGCATTTTGAAACGCTCGCGCCCTCGGAAGAATGGCATTTGACCGGGCGACGGCGTGAAATAATCCAACGGGTTTAAGTGCCGGCGCTGCTTTAGCTCCAGGGCGGCAAGCTCGCGCGGTGAATAGTTCGACCACTCCGGCGACGATCTCACGCTTTCACCGTTGAAACCGTAAAGTCAGCGTCGATCACTTTTCCGCCTTTGCGGGCTTTAGTCGCGGCCGTTTCTCCCAACACGATCGCTTCAAGCTCCGCGTCTGTCATAGCGTGCAATGGGTTAGCGTCGATTCGAATCTCGACCGGCGCAAAGAGCCCGAGGATCTGCGCTTCCATTTTTAGCAATTGCGACACCGGCCCCCAACGGCCCTCTGCTTTCGCCGTGCGTCGGGCGTCTCGAAGCTCGGCAAGGAAAAGAGCCCGCCGCAAATCGAGATCGAGATCGTCATCGTTTGCCATACGATCCAAGACGCGCCGCTTAATCTTGTAAACCTCCGCGGGATTCGTGCCCCAACGAGCCGCAAAGGTGCGGGCCATAGACGAATCCCATCCACGCTTTGAAATTGCTTGGTGCAATTCAGCGATCCGAAGCTCGGCCCTGTCTCTTATACACATCTACGAGCCCACGAGACGGAC